GATAATAATTTTATAATTATATTTAACTTTTAAATATTAATTAATAAAATATGATAGAAAATGAATTATTAGATTGACTAAAACTTTATACTCTAAAAGAATTAAAAGATTTAGAATGATCATATTATACTAAAATAAAGAATAGCAATAAATATATCCCTGTAAAAATAAAGGATGCTAGGAATAAATACTTGCATGAAAAATGATATATTAAAAAAGACTATTCAATAAAATATATTAGACTAGAAGATATAGAATCTTATCTATGAAAAAAGATAAGTATTAAATTCGAATAGAATATATATTGATCCTATTATATAATTTTACATTTATAAAACTACTAAAATGATAGCATTAATAATAAAACTACTTATTATCTTATGGATTTTTAATAAATGATAGAGATAATTCATGTTTAGAATAGGGATAAAAAAAGGATAGAGAAAACTAATAGCTATTGAACTAGAATATAGTCAAGGATAGGGGAAAATAGCTATTGCATGATAGGATAGAAAATATAGAAAAGCCTATGATTTTATCATAGGTTTTTTTGATAGAAAAGAAAATACAGATAAAAACTATATTTTCTCTTGAAATTAACATTGACTTATGATAAAATTATTATGTATATATACAGAATAGTGATCACTAAAAAGAATTTATCTTTTTAGAACTTTACAAACAACAAAAATGATTATCACAGAAGAACTAATCAATAATTTTCTTGAATACAAAAGAAATGAATGATTAAAAGAAAAAACAATTAAATCTTTTAGGTATGATTTTATGGCTTTCTATCGTTGGCTAAAAGAAAATAAGAAACATACAGTAGAAGACATAGATAAATTAACCATTGAAGAATATAAATCTTTCTTATTTTCATTATGAGGCAGTAAGTATAGCCGTTATTCTAACACTAAATGATTATCTTGAATAACTATAAATCAAAAACTATGTTGTATTAAACATTTCCTAGAATATTGTAATTATGTTTATGATATAGGACTTGATCCAAACAAAATAAAAATGGTAAAAGCTAAGTCTAATCGTATGGATTATTTTACAGAAGAAGAAATAAAGCTGATACTAGAAGCAGTAGATCATACAGAGAAATACAGAATAAATCAACTAAGATTAAAACTACTTATCCTAGTATGCTATGTATCTTGATTAAGATTAAATGAGGTTAGACAAATTAAGATAAAAGATATAAGAAATCTGAATACTAATATTATCTGAAAATGAGATAAGAAAAGAAAAGTATTTTTCACTAATGAATGTATAAGAATACTGAATGAATACCTAGAAGAACAAAATAAACCACTACCACGAATCTGAAAAATAGCTAAAAGAACTACTGATTATGCTATCATAGGACACCATTATAGAAAATTCTGAACTATGCTATGTAGACAAACTATACAACTAATGTTTGATAAACTAAATAATTATTTAAAACGAACTAAACATATAACTTTACATACACTAAGACATAGTTTTGCTACTACTTTACTAAGGAATTGAGTAAATCTAAGTGATATACAAAATCTTATGGGACACTCAAAATTATCTACAACAGCTACATACCTACATGAAGACTGGAATATCTTACATTTAGAACAACAAAAAGTTTTTAATCATTTCATGATCTAAAAAATAAATAATTAAATTTCGAGGTATTAAAATGCAGGTATAACCTACAAACTTTTTTCTGAAAATTCACTTTGACTTGAATTTTTATATTTTTTATGTATACTACCACCATCGATAGAGATAAAAGATCTCTAATATAAAATTCTTTAGGGGTATAAACCTAAAGGGTCATGGGTTCGAATCCCATAGCCCGCCCCATTAAGTAATAAACTACTTAAAATAAGAGTCTTATGTTAGAGATAACATAGGACTTTTTTCTTTGGAGAATGAGATAGTGGAGTCCTGATCTAAATCGATAAAGAACAGGGCTACAACATGGGAACTTAATTATATGGCTGTGTTGTTTGAGGAAAGTAGCCCTTCCAAGAGCAACACATTCATACAATTAGGTTCTTTTTATTAAAGACAATGTCGCCCCTATGATAAAGGGATAAGATAAAAAGCTGTATGGATATGTTGAATGCTACTACACTTTTTATCTTTTTACCTTTTATCATCATGCCATAAATGGAAGAATGAAAAATGTTTCGAGGATCTGTGTTCTATGAAATGTGAATGGCTTGTGAAACAGCAGAAGAAAGAGCTGAACTATGGCAAGCCATCATGGAATACTGAATGTTTAACAAAGAACCACCTCAGAAATTCAAGAGAGATTTTGTAAATGTGAGGTTTATCTTGGAGAAGAGTAAAACCTTAAAACAGAAAAGAAGTGATGCTTGAAAATCTCATACATGAAATCAATACACAAAATGAGATGAGAAACGAAAAACTACACAACAAGCACAAAAAACATCTGTGGAACAAATGGAACAAACGGAACAAGTTGGAACAAATGGAACGAATAAGAATAAGAATAAGAATATAAAAGAAAATATAAAAAGAAAATATTTAGAGAATGTTCTACTAAGTGATGAAGAATATGAGAAATTAGTAGAGAAATATGGTAAATGAACAATAGAGAGAAAAATTGAGGACTTAAACAATTACATAGGTAGTAAATGAAAAAAATATAAGTCGCATTACTTTACTATCTTAGAACGGCTTAGGAGAGAGTGAGCGAAGCCGTTGGAGAAGAAACAAGAGAAAACAGAAAACAACGATTTAGACATTGATACTAGACCAAAATGGATGAAAGAAGCCTTTCCTTTGAACAAATAGTGTTATGTTGTATGATACGAGATTACAACAAATACTACTTAGACAAAGGTATTAGTAGAGATGATTTCAAAGTTGAATTATCCAAAGAACTATACGATATAATCGTTGAGTATGAATGAAATCAACCATTAGTACTTGCTGAATTAGTGAATAGAAGTATTGAACTACAAGACTATGCAACTTGAATTATTGCAGGATGAGAAATTGCATGATACAATAGGGATGAAGCATACAATAAAGCATTGGAACAACTTAAAAGAAATTCTTCTCTAGGAGATATGAAGAAAACAGCTGAAGATATTATAAGCTGAATAAGACAATGAAAATCTCCAAACGAACTTATGAAACTTGTTAATAACTTCTACACCTACGAACCTGAAGAAAAGTCTATAGAAGATTTAACAAGTGAAATCCTATGAGATATGAGCTGAGAAAATGAAGTAGTTGCTTACAAGACAGGATTCAAAAACTTAGATCAATATCTTAATGGATTTCTACCATGACAGCTTAATATCATAGCATGAACAAGTTCTACTGGTAAATCGTTAATAGCAGTGAACTTTATATTAAAGCATTTAGTAGATAGTAGAAAGGTTGCATTCTTTAGTTTGGAAATGACAAATAAGGAAATCTTACAAAGAATGTTTGCTAACCTTACTTGAACTCCAATGAATGCTATTAAAGACAAAACAAGTAAAGACAACTATGAGAAAGTAAAGGAATTAGCAAGCTGATTTACAAAATTCATAGACTGAAATCTATTTATGTATGATGATAAGCTAACACTTGCATGAATAGTAAGTGAGATAAGAGCATTAAACAGAAAGACAAAGATAGATTTAGTTTATATAGATTACTTAGGAATAATCTCAGTAGCTAAATGAGAAAACAGAAACTTAGAAGTAGCTACAATAACAAGGACATTAAAGTTATTAGCTAAGGAATTAAAGATTACCATTGTAGCATTAGCACAGCTTAATAGAGAGGCTGATAAATGAGATAAAGTCCCTGAGTTATCACACCTTAGAGATAGTTGAGCTATATGACAAGATGCTGATGATGTAATAATGGCATTGAACTTATGAAAATCTTATGAGTGAGAAGATAAATATACAGATGAACAGAGAAAACAGATACTAAGGTTTTACATAAGGAAGAATAGAAATTGACCTACATGAGAAGCTGATTTAAGAGTTATATATAGCAAAATGCAATTAACAGATGATTTAAGTTTTAGAGATAATGATCCATTCTAATGAACGAATATGAAAAATTTGAGGCATTAAATGTAAGTAGTAAGTTTGCTATATGCTGATTACCAATAAGAGTAGATACCTATAAGACTTGTTCATTTGGTTGTAAATATTGCTTTGCTAATTGTAGAAAGATAATGGAGTTTAAAAAGTTCTTACAGGTGTGAGATATGGACAAAGTAGAGAAAAGATTAGATAAGATATTTAACAAAAAGAAAATAGATGAAAAGAATTTCTTAGATAATCTAATCAATAGTTGAATTACATGGCATTGTTGAGGTATGAGTGATCCATTCCAACCTATTGAAAGAGAACTATGAATAACAGCTAAATTGATAGAGATAACTAAGGAATACTGAATACATATCTTGTTCTCAACAAAGAGTGATACAGTTTACAATGCAGATATTAACCCTGAACTACATACATTCCAATTAAGCATAACAAATATCAAGAATATGAAGAATATAGAGCCTAATGTTCCTGATATAGAGAGTAGATATAAGTTCTACAGAATGCTGAAAGATAAATGATTTAAGGTTTGAATAAGGATACAACCTTTCATACCTAACATATCAACATTAGATATAGTGAAAATGTTTAAAGATGCTGATAACTTTACATTGGAGTGAATTAAGATAGTCCCTCAGAATGAAGAACATAAGGAGTTTATACTCAATGAATTGTGATTAAAGAAAGAAGATTTTACTCAGATGTGATTACTTAACTTAAATCCAAGAAAGAGAATAGATATGTATCAAGACTTTATAAACTACTTTGTAGAGAACAGCATACCATTCTCAATAGCAGATAACGACTTACATTATATTTGAACTAATAAATGTTGTTGCTGAGATAGATTAGTTCATAAGAGTACAGACTTTAATAATACAGCTATGATTTGGAAATGGGGGGGAAAATACTCAAAAGAACAGTTATTCTGAGAACTAGATAAATGTTGATTATGTAATTGTAAGTGTAATCAACTATTCACTTCTAATAGACAAGAATGATGTACTACTGTTAAAGAGTTCTTTGATAAAAGATTTGATAGAAAAAGTAGCCCATTTAGTCCTAAGTTCCAATATCACAATTCAGATTTATTTAGTAATTAGTGGCATGACATACAGAGAATTAGAACATGAGTTAGAAGAAAACCTAGATAAGTTAATAGCTATGTATGAGAAATGAGAAGTAAGTGAGAAAGAGGTAGAGAGATACAAACAATACATAAAGAAAACTTTATTTTGTTACAGAGTAATAGAATGAAAACAGAAAGAACAAAACTTAGAAGTTGAATGAGTAGAGAAGAAATAGAGAGATACTTAGATGAACAAGATGAGTTAGAGATGGAAGAAAGAAAAATCAGAAAACAAAAGACATACTCAGATAGAGAAGAAATGCTAAATGATATGTGATTAGAAAGTTATGATGTTCGGAGAGATGAACATTATGAGAACGGACAAGATTAGTTTTATAACCTATTATTATGATAATGAAAACTGCAAAAATTACAGAAATTTGACAAGCTAATAAGTGGGACTGACCACATTGAGCTATTTACTACATTCCATTAACACTAGATAATGGAGAAAAAATCAGATTAGGAAAGCAAAAGGAAGATGCTTTCAAAGTATGAGATACAGTTAGCTATGAAGTAGTAGAAGAATGAAAGAAATGGAAAGAAGTTAAAGAGAATCCTTTTAAGTGATGAGCTAATAATCAAGCTAACAGTAAAGCAGCTAAAATATGAATGGCTATCAAAGTAGCATTTGATTTAGTTTACAAAGATAAGTGATTAGATGAAGCTAAGAAACTCACTAAAGAAATCTTATTATTTGCTACTGAACTAGAATGAGAATCTGATTCTCCCTCAAGTTAGTCCTCTAAAGAAAAGGTTAAGTCCTAGTGAAGCAATAGAAAGAGCTAATAAGTTAGCAGAACAACTAAGAGCTAGGACTTCTCCACCTTTACGAATGAGAGGACAGATAACAAAGGAAGAATGGAATAATTTAAAACAGTAAGAATAAGAATACTTTAAAATAATAGAAATCAGAATGAACATATCAGAATTATCAGAAGACATCAGATTACTACTAGATCAACATGAAAGATTTAAAAGTTTCTGAGTGAATATCTGAACAGATGTTATCGGAGAATGGTTAATGTTAAAAGAATCAATGGAAAGGAAAGCACGAGAACTAGAATCAGAATATGATGAGGAGAAGTTAGCAATAGATAGAGATAAGTGATTAAGATATTGAGAGCTTAAAGACATACCAACAAAGATAACAGATAAAGCAGTAGAGAGTATCTTAGTAAAAGAGCTATATGATAGGAATCAGATACAGATAAGGAGAAAGAATGTAGCAAAGTTATTAAGAGATACAGCTAAGAATATAGAGAACTATACAAATAATTCTAAGCTGAATATCAGAACAACTACTAATATTTAGAATTACTAATTAAGATGAACTTTTGATGAGGTAAATCATTTCTTACAGCATATATGATGATAGATGAACTCTATACCTATCACTTACTAAGAAAGGTAAGTATAACTCGGAGAGAATATGCTAATAAGAAAAGATTAGAACAGAAAATAAAAAAGAGAAAACAAACATTTATACTTTAAACTATTACATGAACAAGACACAAATTATTTACACAACATTATTATGAATTATCGTAGTTCTATTTAGTTATATCTTAGTAATGCAACCTAAGGTTAAAGCAGGTAATGAAATACTAGAGATACAACAGAAGTTAATAGAACTAGATAACTTAGAACAACAAGCAAAAGATAATTGGCATTTAGCAGAAAGTAATAAAGCTGAATGTATAGAGAGTTGGAATGAACAACAAAGAAAAGAATCAGAATTAGCAGAAAGCTATAGAACACAGAAAGCAGATTTAGAAGAAAGATTGGGTTTAATAATGCAGAGATAACTGCAACAACAAATCCTACTGAAAATAATAAAGAAACAGCAGTTAGTATCGTTGCAGAAAATGAAATAAGCGAAGAAGATTATCAAGGTGGCATAATTGTCCAATGAGAATATTCTTGATGAAGAATTATCCATCATTGATTTGATTACAACGATATAAGACAGGATTATGTGAACTATGCCTATAAATTATGATGATGGGATTTTGTATATCTAATTGAATGCGAAAACTGAAACCGAAACCCTAATTCCAAAGTTCGAGATAGGGTATGATATGCTTATGGGTTATGCCAATTAAACTATAAATACCAAAGATACATACTAGATAATACAGATTATAAAACGAACCGAGCAAGGCAAGTAGAAGAATGTTATACTAAGTATCAGAATTGAACACCTTTCTATTGAAGAAATAGAATAATCAATGGGAAGAAATGTTATGAATATGTAAAGGATAGATTTACCTATATTGAGTAATCATGAGTCGAGTTAAACATAATCCTATAAACGAACGAAAAAAATTCTGGACTGAATATGTATGAGATAAATGTAGTTGGGGTTTGTTCTATCAGAGAATGGTTAAGTTTGACTATCCTAGAGAAATAGCAATTAAAGAACGTTTACCTAGTAATTCATCTAAAAAACAGATATGGACTGCAGGTAAAAAAAGGACAAATCATAAAATGGTTAATGATAGTAAATATAATCCAAGCTACTATTCAATCGATATAAGATATCCATTAGAAGAAGAAATAAACATATTCAAGAGAGCTTATCTAAGACAAATAGAAATTGCTGAAAATAAAATATATGAAGCTGATTCTCCAGAAGAAACAACAAAAGCGAACAAAGAACTAAACAAAATTATACAAGAATACAAAACTTTTTTAACCTTTAATCCACTACACCATGTATAATGTATTATTCTTAGTCTTATGAATTTTAGTTGGTTATCGAGTATGAGAATATAAAATCCAAACTCAGAAAGAAAGACTAATTAAGCAATGTTGATTGATTGCTAAACAAGATGCTAAAATAGAAAGGTATGAACAATATGTACCTAAAACAGAGATTAAAAAATTTCAAATAATCAGACTTCATAATGCTTGATATACTAGTAGAGAAATCTGAGATTCACTAAAGATAGATAACTCTGCAGTAAGTAGAGCTTTGAAGAGATGGAATATTAAATAGATCTCTGTGTATCTAACATATTTGACCTGAGTATGTCATTAAAAGACTCAATTCTTAACAGAGAGGAAATCAAAGCAATGGAAAATCAAAGGCTTGATGTCGGAAGCTTTTTCATGATGTATAAAGTATAAAAGGTAAAAGATAAAAGAACAATTAACACTAGCAGATATACATTGCACTGCTATCCAGTGAGAGTCTGGACTCTCTGACAATTTAATTCAGATTTATTTATTATTATAGAAGAATGAAAGATTGTATTGCATTAAATGAATCCATCAACACACTAGTCCTATCATTCAGAGATAAATACTTTAGTTATGGTGAAGATGATAAAGCTGATATAGAATGTATAGACTGGAGAGAAGATGAACTTAGTTATAACTTTCAGATTTGAGATTATTTCTTCTCACTACAAGATATATACTATGCGATGTGGTATGATATACCAGAGAAGATATTATTTGAGTGGTATTATGAAGCTATAAATGAAAAAATAAGAATAAATCTGAAGAACTTTTATTTGATGAATAGGAAAGAATGAAAAAATTGATAGAGCTATTAAAACAATTTGATATTAAAAGAGGACGACAATATCCAGAATATAAAATTGAAAAATGAATAATATATTATGTATATCATAACCCACTTGAATGAGATGAATATACAGATTGTACACTAAATATAATAAGTAAAAAATTCTGATTCATAGAACGACTTGTTGATAACGATAAGATAGACAATAGTAAATTCTATGATAAGAACATATTAAAATGATTTATGACTTTAACAAAGGAAGAAAAAGCTGATAGTATTATTATGAATTTATCAATATCAGAGAATCCAATTTCAGATTTAATTAGTTATTTAAGATAAAATGAAATATAATTGAAAAGAATACTATAGCCAATGAGATGTATATAAAGCTATAGAAGAAGAAAATAAAAAACTAAAAGCAGATACAGAACATACAATTAAGTTCAATAATAAGATTATAGGGAAACTTAAATTAGAGAATGATAAGTTGAAAGTAATAATTAAGAATAATGAATTAGAACAGAAAGCTGATTGGAAACATATAGAAGAATTAGAAGAAGAAAACAGAAATCTGAAGAATGAACTAATGGAAGATATGAAAACTGAAACTAAGCTGAATGAAAGAATCAGATTCCTAGAACAATGTTTAGATAATAAAGAAAAAGTTAATATAAGTCTTAGAGAAGAAAATAAAAAATTAAAAGAAGAAATATGAAAATTTATTATGAAATCGTAGGTAGTATTGTTACGATTTTTAATTTAAGCAATAAAAAAAGACTGGAGTGGTAAATACTTCAGTCTTTTTAATTTTACTTCTTCTTTCATCAGTTTTTCTTTCAACAAGCCATTGTGTATGTTGGTTAGGAGTTAAAAACTAATTAAATATCTCATCATTTAGTAAATGTTCCACTACCTGCATTTGTATAGAATTGTTTTCATACTCTGTCGTATAATCATATTACTGAGTCTGATTTTCTGTAGCAAGGTACAAAATCACGAGTTAATGTTCAGTTTACTGTTATCTTAGCAGAGTATAGTTTCATATAACATTTAGTTACAGGTGTTGAACCATCTGAAAAGAAACACATATATCAGCTAGTATTATTGGCACTATTAGATATTCATGATGATGTTGATGATGATGTACCATCATATACCCAACTTCTTCAAGATGATGAATAATTTACTGTTAATGTATGTAGTGTATTTAATGATAAACTAGTTGTAATATTAGATGAAGTTCAACTACCACACCAAGAATTTAATTCACCTTTGTTAGAACTTGCAATATATATTGTAGGAGATTGGTTAGAGCTACCTTTCGCTCAGAACAATCAATCTTCAGAGCCTCTTGGATTTGTTTGAGTAATTATAAACTTCATATCTACACTTAATGTAGTCCATTGGTTTATTACTCATGTATTTATGTATTGTGTTCCACTAGATTGTATATACTCAACTTCTTGATATCAAGGCATCTTAGTAGGTCGTACTTTAGTAGTTCAAACATACACTGCTTTTGCAGGTGTAGTTCATACATATATATTCTTTATTTCTGATGTTCATGTATATATACTCATTTTATTATTAGAATTATAAAACTGATTTTACATTAGTTTATACTCTCTCAATATAATCGCTATGCTAAATATAGATAGGACAAGGAAAGGAAGCACTGTATTTGTACTTCCTACCGTTGTTAGTAAATTTATACTTCAAGTCATTCCAGATTTTTTATTTAATTAAAGTTAAGCAGTTACAAATGTTATTATATTATTTGCTGTTCAAGAAGCTGGAGCTGATGAAGAAGTCTGTATTTTATAACTTGTTGAGTTGTTAGATGATACAGTTTCACTAGCTACTACAGATATGTTTCAAGAACCTAGTAATGATGTATTATTTATTGTCTTTATGTTTGTTCAACTTACTAATGTTGCCTGTTTTGCATCTACTGCTGTCTTTACTGCTTTCTGTGATGGATAATAACTATCACTATTATCTGTTAAATCTGTTTTAAGATTTGCTGTTGTTTGCAATCATGTAATAGCTCATGTAGATCCATTTACACTAGTTACTCATGTGCTAGAAGTTAAATATCAAGCATCATTAGTTAAACTACTTACATTATCATCTGGTTGTAATGCTGTAGCACCCTTACTAGCTCAGCTTCTAATAGTTGCTAAATCTGATATTGTATCTTGTTTCTTATATACTTGTGCTTCAGTAGCTATTACTGTTCAGCTATTTGTTGCAGCTGTTGTCTTACTTGGTACTACTGGAGAAGTACCAAATGTCTTAGTTCAGTTAATAGTCTGATTTCAGCTTGTTTTAACATAATCAGTAGGTATAGAACTAGAAGTTATAAATCAGCTATCATTAGTTAAATCTGATGTTTTAGTTGGTACTGTTACTGTTACATCTCAATGACTACCATTTACTGAAGTTACTCATGTAGCACTTGTTAAATATCAACTATCATTAGTTAAATCACTTACTTTAGTTGGTACACTAGAAGAAGTAATAAAACCTGAATCATTAGTTAAATCAGAAGTCTTTGTTGGTTGTGTTATAGTTACTTCTGCAATTCAAGTTACTTGTCATAATGTATTAGTAGTTATTTGAGGTACTTTTGTAGCACTTCATTTAGAAGTATATGCTGTTTGAGTAGCTAATGTATTCTGTTTAGCATTTAATGCTGTTGCTAAATTAGCATTATCTGTTGGCTGTCATGATAGACTACCAAAACTTACTGTTACTTCAGTATTTTTTTGTAATAACCAATCTTGTCAGTCATAAATATATACATCTTTCATTGCTACCTCTCAGCTTTCTACTGTTGTACTTGCTGTTCATGTATAACTAGATCAATCAGGTTTATAATTAGTAGTTCATACAATTTCTACCATAAACCAATCTCAAGTAGAATAAGCATAAGGAATATCTAAAGGAAAGCTGATAGGTTGTCATGTAGTAGCATCCCAAAGACTTAGGAATTTACCTAATCAAGCAAGATTATCTATCTTATCGTTTAGTTCTTTACCTTTAGCTGCACTCAAAGCATCTGTTGTAGATGTACTTGTTAAGTTATTGATTACACTAGGTAATGCTCATCAGTCTTTTATTAACTTACCTGTAGCTCAGTCAAATACTGCTATATGTCAGTTCGTAGCAGAACTAGGTCATAATACATCTCAAGCTCATTCTCAATCAGATCAATCCATAATAGTAAATTGATAATCTGTTCAATCTGTATAATCTACTGTTATAGTATTAGTCTTTCAGCTTTTTGTAGCTGTTATACTAGCAATACCATTACCTGTATCTCATTTCTGTCATTGAGGTCAAGTAGCTCATGTATCTCCTTTTACTCATTGAATACCTTGAATACCCTGCTCTCATTGAGGTCAAGTTTCTCCCTGTGGTCAAGTTTCTCCTTGAGGTCACTGTATACCTTGTTCTCATTGAATACCTTGTTCTCATTTATCTCATTTAAGTCATTGTATTCATTGATTTCCTCTAGGGATAGTAAAATTAAGAACAGCTGCACTTGATGTTCATGAATTAGTTACAATAGCTTGAGTTCAAGGTTCTCAAGTAGTAGTAGTTCATACATTAACTGTAGCTGCATCTCACTTTTCTCAAGTATCTCCTTTAGGTCAAGTATCTCATTTTAATTCTGTTTTAGCATCTGCTAATACTACATTTTTATCATCTGTATCAGTAAATACCATATCGTTACCAACAAAAGCTACTGATTTTAATGATGCTCATGATTTTCAAGGATCTCATTTTTCCCCTTTACTTCATCTCTGTGTATTTATAAATTGTGTCATATTTTATCTAACAATTATAAAGAAGCCTCTCATTCTTCTTATAATTGTTTATATCTTAGATAGGTTGATTAGGCAATCTTATAATGGTTGGTTTGGCATAGTAGGTTCTGCTATTCATTGCATATCTACAGGTGCATTACTTGGCATCTCTCTAGGAGTTTCTAATCATTCTTCCATACCCTCATCTAATCACTCATTTAATCATTCTTCTATACTTTCTCATACTCATTCATTAAGTCATTGAGATAATCATTGATTTAATGCTGCTTTTAACATCTCACTATCATCATCTCTAGCACTAAGATTTACATCATATCTATCAGTAATATCTCTAGGTAATGTTCATTCTAATTGAGTCCTTACAAAAGTATCTAATACATCTTGCATCTTGCTTGTGATAATGTTTACTTGTTCTAGTAGTTGTTCTGTAGTTGCTATCTTACTTACTCATTCATTTAACATCTGTGAGTTCTCATTAAGTCATTGCATAATACTATCTCATACAAATCATAACCCCTTAGCAACATCTTCTTTAGTTTTAACATTATATTCTGCTAACATATCTAGCTTAGTATTGAGTTCTTTTACTCATTTTGAAGAACTTTCTGTCTTAATGGCACTATTTACTTCTTCTACCATTCTACGAATCTCTATTAATTTATCAGCAAGGTCATATCAGCCTTTTCAGTTTACTATATTCTTAATCTCTGAAATATCTTTTCTAATAGCTGAATCATCATAAGATTTTCTAGTATCTACAGCTTTCTTTATTGCTTTATCAACATTATTAAACCTAGAGTTGATTGAAGTAAAATAAGGGGCTGCAGTTCTACCTCGTGAATATTTATTAGTATAAGCATCAAATTCATTACCTCAATACTTATACCTATCATAATCATCTAGTGTATCTCCTCAGTCAAACATATAGAGATAGACTTTATCAGCATTATAGTTGTCAAAGTTATAGATATACCATCCATAACCTAACTCATTTAAGATTCAGTCTTCTACTATTTTTTCTCAATTTCTCATAAGGATAGTAACCTTAGGAGTTAATCAAGTAGCAGGACTTCATTCTTTTGTAAAACTTACTGCAATTTGTTCCATTTTTTAAATGTATAATATAAATTACTATTTGTTATTATCATTAGCATTTATTGCATTAGATATTTGAACGAATACCGTATTTAATCTATCAGTATCCGTACTTTGTCATAAGTCTTTTGTCCTTATTCAAGATTTTACTTGTGACCTAGCTACCTTTTCTCTAAGAGGTTTACTTATCTGTTGTAATAATGTTTCAATAACTCAAGCCTTAGATGGATAGAATGTACTAAGTAAATCTTTAGCTTTAGATACATCATATAGTGATAAGTTGTATGCTCGTGCTAATACCTCATTATTCATATCTACTCAAGTGGCATCTTTTAATGCCTTAAAGTATTGTTCAGTAGTTTGATTTCATTTCAAAGCCTTAACTGCAGCTTTAACATCTTCAACAGATCATTTATCCATAACTCAAATCAATTTATCAAAGTTTTTATCTAATTTGATAGCTTCTTCATCTAGCTTACTGTATTTTTGTAAGTTACTTAATGATTTAGAAGTCAGACTATTATTAAACTTATTTTCTATTTCATCTAAACTATTTAATGTTACTGATAGCAAGTTATTATCTCATCCACTCCATCATTGTTTATACAAAGATTTTAATTCTCTAATAAATGATTCTGTAGTAGCAGCATTAATCTTTTCCCCTCATCCATAAACTCTGTTATATAATTTTATTATCTCATCTCATAGATTTACATCTTTTCATTTAGCATTTACTCAGTTGAAAGCATTTAATTGTTCAAGGCTTTCTTCTGATAGTGTTAATTTACCATCTTTTAATTCAAATTGAGGTATCTTGTTTACATCTTTAACTTTCTTTCAATATTTCTTAGGATCTGATAGAGTCTTCAAAGCATTATTCAAATCATTTACTACTTCTTTAGTTGTATACATACTTCAATCTTTAGTAGATATTCATACATATTGTAAGTTATTCCTTACTTCTTCTAGTTTTCTACCTTTATTTATTCTATCAGTATTTAATGTTTCTTTAGCTTGTTTTAGTGGTTTAGCTAGTTCTGTATAAGGAGTTTTCGCTGCATTAGCATCACTAGCAAATCATTTAGAGATATTAGACATATCATCCCACTCTTGTACTGATTTCTTTATGATTGCATTCTCAGTTCTATCTCAAGCTCATAATACAATTCTAGGTAATTTCTTAGCTGCATTAGATGTGCTTTTAACTACTTTACCTAATACATTACCTGCTCAAGCAGTTCAAGCTCATAATACAGCACTATTCAAGTAATCATCTGTACTAGATAATTCTCAGTTTGTTAAATCTTCTGCTCATTGGAAAGCAGCTCAAGCTCAAGCAGCATTTAATGCTTGCATTCAAAACTTAGCTATTTTTGGTGCTTTACTAGCAGTTATCGCTCATCATACAGCAAATTCAGCAGGTGCAGTTAATGCTATCTCTGTTGCAGTTTCTCATAATCATTCTCATATATCATAAGCACTTTTATCTTCAGATAATATTCATTTTCATAAATGTGAGTTTGCTTTATCTTTAGCTTCACTCCAAGAATATCATTCAGCTTTCTTTAATTTATCCCATACACTTCACTCAGAAGTATCAGCTCACATTATATTAGCTACTGAATATCATAATTCACCTAATCAAGCTCATAGATTACTTCATAAGAAATTCATTCAAGCTCATATAGTATTTTGTGTTAGATTAACTAATCATTGTCCAACTCATCTTATTCATGCAGATAATTTATCTTTAGCATTTATAATTGTCCTATTATCTACTCATAATGTAGATCAAGTATCTAATCATAACTTAGAAGCTAACCATAAGTTGTTATAATCTGAATTTCAGCTAATGTTTCAGTTAAGATATTTAGATACATATTCTGCAAATGGCTTTCAGTTATTAGCTAATAAGAAGCTATCTACTAATTGTTTATCAGTAAGTTTAGAATTTACTTTCTGTCCATTAGCTATCTGTCATTGTCTAATAATTTCTGCAGCATCTGATACAGCCATTTCAGCTTTAGCTAATTTAGCTTGTTCTTGCTTTACTTTATCATTACCAACATAACTAGCAGTTTGTGCATTTAGCTGTCTTTTAATCTCGTTATTAGCTTTCTCTACATTCTCAGCTTTTCTTTTAGCTACAGCATTATAAGCATCCTTATATGCTGCAGTCTTTATAGCTTCACTTTGTCATTGATACTTTTGATTTATCCAATTCTTAATCTTAGCATCTTCATCAGCACTAATAGTTGATTGTGCTGATTGTGTTGGTTGACTAAGTGTAGCCTGTTTCTTTCATAATATATTGTCAAGTAATACCATTATATTCACATATAAGAATATAAATCATCATAGTTATTTAATTGTGTATTGTTTACTCCTCATAAGTTCCAAGTTCCTTTATTGTTCTGAGTATTAAATTTATTTGCTACATTTACTCAATTCTCTGTCTTGTAGTATGGACTATTAGCAGAGAATAAAGGTTCATATTTATATCATTTAATATTAGAACCTGCTGAATTAAAGTAATTCATTAAATATGTTTTCTCAAATCTCTCATACTTATTTTTTGCAACATTATAATTCTCTTGTAATCAAGGTAATAACATATCAAAATTAGAAATCCATTCTGAAGCAGCGATAGCAGCTCATGATGTCTTTCTTAATTTTAATTCAATAACATTTATTAAATCATTTACTGTTTGAATATTTTTCTGGTCTGTTATTCAATTTCTTAGAGCTTCTAATACTTGGCTTCAAGTTGCACTATCTCAATCTTGAATAAACTTTGAATTTTTGAGATTTGCTAACATTTTCTGTCAATCACTACTTCTTAGCAAATGGTCTATTCATCATGAAGATGCTAAATCATACATTATTCAGTATGCTTGAGATGCAAATTGTAAATCTTTTTTCTGTTCAGCATTCAAATCTTTACTACTTCTCATATTACTTATCTGAGTAGTCATAGGATTCTCTCAATATCAGTATTGATTAGCTACATTACTAGGACTGATAGATGGATTGAAGTATCAGTATATCTTGCTAGGATTTACATTTGTTCTTAAATGAACTGATTTATCTCATCATCGATTAGATTCTAATAATGTTAGATTACCATTATTTTTATCTATTCATACTACTATAGCTACGTGTCAGTATTGTGGATAATTCTTTGAGTCCATTACTGCTACAGCTCATATATATGGTTCATTTGTATTTGTAATAGCTTTCTTTTTATCTACAGGATCAACATATAATCTGTTAAATCATAGTTTCTGTAAATAATCATTTACAAAACTTCAACATTCCCCTCAAATTCATCATAGGCTTCAGTCTTCTTTAACAAAACTATTCATGAAATCTTTAGCTCATTGAACAAGCTGTTTTTTAGATATAGGTGTATAGTTTGTGAATTGTCCGTTAGCTCATTCTTGGTATCATCATTCTCAATTACCTCATATTCAACTTATAAATCATTCTACTCATTCAACAGTTCAAGTATTCTTATCTATCTTCACATATCCTATGATATTTCATGCTGAATCTTTAATAGCTTCTAATGTCCAACTACCATTAGCAGAACCTCAAGCAGATATAGTATCAAATTGTGGTTTTGCTCTTAATGGAGTTATAAAATTATCATTTAGTGCATCTGCTAACGATTTACCACTAGCCTTAGCTTCTCTTATTACATCTTGCACTACTTGATTCATAGGTCTTTGGATAATATCTCAATATTTATCATAATATCATTGTAGTACTGATTCTAATGCCATTGCTTTATCTGTATCTGTTCAATTCTCAGCTTTATCTAGTGTAGGATGTGTTGCTTCATATTGAGCAGTAGCTAATTCTTTAATTCATTCAGGAGAATATTGCATATATAATCAATAATTCTTTTGTAATTCTGATATTGTATTTGATCAAGCTTTATCCATTGTAGCTCTCTCTGTTTGGAGATACTTTATTGTTCATTGTAGCTTAGTTTGACTTACATTTAATGTATCTAATGCTTTCTGTATCTTTTGTCATCTATCACTAGTTAATAACATAATAGTTGATAAATCTGCATCAGGATATTGGTCTTTTAAGTCACTTTGTAAATCTTTCATTGAATTACTTAACTTTAATCTTTCTGCTTCTAACTCACTATTTTCATCTACTAGTTTTCTTTCTTCTTCTGTTGGTTCATGATATAATCTATCATCTAGTCAATCTTTATTAACATCTCTATATAACATTTCTTTAGCATTCCAAGCATGAAATCCACTTAGTCCCGCTAGTTCAGATAAATAACCCTCATTAGCTATTCAGTCTTGTGCATCTTTTAGTGAATCTTTAATAGCAGCTGCTCTTGTTGGATCTGTTGCATTTACTGTATTAATATAATCTTCAGGTATTTGTCAATTCGCCATTCAATTTCCTAATTCTGTAGGACTCATATTATTATACTTTTCATTCTGTTTATAGTTAGCATAATATTGGTCTAGGAATCTCTTTTGGTCTTCACTTCTTCCTTTTCAAGCTATAAAGAAATTATAAAAAGTATCATAATCTTTAAATAATTCTGGATTAGTTTGAGTATATTTATTAAGATTATCAGCTATTTGATCCATTCTAGCTTGTGAGTTATCTTGATAATCCCACTCAACTTGTTTTGGATTTACATATCATTGATTTCTAGGAGTAGAAACACTAGGTTGTTTCGTTGTAGTTTTTCATTTCTGCTCTGTTCATTTTCAAAATGGATTAATTCACAATACCTTAAATTCTGATACAGGATTTTCAGGTTTATCAAAAATAGATTTAGGCTTACTGTTATTATTGCTAACATCTACTTCTTTTATATTATTTCATCCTAATACTGATTCTCATGTAGGTCTAGTATAACTTCAAACTCTGTCTGAATTTACTATTGGACTACTTCAACTAACATCTACTTCTTGTATCCCTTTTCATCATAAAACAGATTCTCATGTAGGTCTAGTACCATTATTTAATAGTGGTTTTCATCAAATTGTAGGATTATTTGTTGATGGTGTCTGAGCTTTAATCTCTTTTCATCATATAGTAGGAGTAGTATTCTTAGCTACTTGAGTAGTCTTTATTGGTTGCCCTCAAATAGTAGGTGTATTTTTTTCACTATTATATTGATTCATATATTGTTGTCATAATGCACTACCCTTAGTTAAATCAGCATATCTTTGTTTTCATGCTGAATCTAGTGCATCATATTGTTTCTTCCAATCATTATAGCTTATTGCCATTTACTTAATGTTATTATCTAAAGCTAGTTTTATTATTCTATAGCTATGTTATTAACATAGGTAATATTATTCATTTTCAACTTTTCAATTATCAACTTGTTTTTCTTTGTTGACATTGTTTTTATTTTCTTCTTGTTCAGTAGATACTTCAATATTTTTCTTAGGTGCTGTAGACATTCAGCTTCACATTGATGTCTTTATTATTTTTCACATTGTTAAATTTTAAAATATAAATCTAATCAACCTCTCAAGGTCATAATCTCCTCTTATATCAAGATGAATCTATATAACATATATAATTATATCCTGTTTCTTCAGGACTCCATTGAGTTGATGGTGTCATCCATATATGTCATCTACTTGAATACCATGTACTAGATGGATTATATGGTCGAGGGTATGTTTCTTTCGTTCTCATAACTACTCAATTTCTTGTAGTATAATAGATATGATGGTCTGTAGAGTCATTTGGAACTCGTATCATTCAAGGGGTTTGTCATGTTGCTCAACTATAACTTGTGTCATATTGTATTCTTTTCTTATATCCTGTATTAGCACTTCAGCTATAGTAACTAGGTGGAACATAGCATATATTTGCTCACTCTACTCGCATAAATCAGTTAGGACATGGTGTAGTATCAAAACTAAGGTTAGATTGACTAAAATTTATTGTTGATAACTCAGTTCAATCAATAACTAGTCTTAATCTATACTGGCTTATTCAAGGTCGCATTTCATCCTCATCAACTCAAGCCCAATAATAACTACCATTAGCCCATGTTGTATCTCCAGATTTTCATTCAATTGTTATATATCACATATCCCAATTAGATGTTCATGGATTTTGCCAATGTCAATTTACATATTGGTCGAAATACACTTCCATATAGAATGTAACATCTGATGATGATTGATTAGATATTAACAATGTTGAAGCAAATACTTCATTTCATTGCTGAAATGATGATAAGTCAAAATGTGTTGTTTGGTCTATTGCATAAAAGTCATCCCACCCCCATCAAATAGGTCGACTAATTTCATACGGCTGGAACATTTTTCAGAAAACAGGGTATGATTGCATTAAATAAAATCATTTCCCCATATCCCAATGTTCTATGTTTAAATCTGATACTGCCATTTATTTATCTAATATAAATCAGTTCATACAGGTATTCTTAACTTACCATTTGATAAATCTAATGTATCTCTACTTAACATATATGTATCTCAATCTAACACTATGTAATTACCATTAAGCATTACTACTCAACTACCAACTCATGAACTATATTGTCATTGTAAATATCATATCTGACTTCAGTTGTAATAAAAAGCTATTCTTCATTGACTAGATGAATAAGGATATAGCTTAATTCAGTTAGAGCTTGTACTACCTGCTGTGATAGTAGTTCAAGATATATCTCAAGCTGTAATAGTTCAGAGATTAGCAGCGATAGCACTAAGATAACTTACATCGATTTTATCTGCCGTTACTGCATCTGAGTCAATCTTACTTGAAGTAATAGCTCAACTTGCTATTTCACTAGCAGTGATAGTATTACCTGCTATCTCATTTGCTGTAATTGTTCATGATGCTATATTATTAGCTGTTATTGTATTACTTGCTATATTGTTAGCTGTGATTGTTCAGTTTGCTATACTACTTCCTGTTGTTAATGAGTTTTGGTCTGCATTTCAGAATGATTGGAATGTTACATTCTTTCAGCTATTAGGGAATGCAGAACATATCATTATCTTATTCTCTCATACTGCTTCATAACTATGAGTAGTATATCATACTGTTCAATCAGAAGTATCAACATAAATATATGTAGGTGCTGAAACATTAGCACTTCAACTAGATACTTGTATCTGTGTTCAATCAGGTAAATCAATATTTCAAGAACTCCATGATATTGTTCATACTCAAGCAGTCCATCTTACATCTGTACTCCATCAAGCTATACCTAATCACTCTCAACCTCATTGCTCATTATAAATACTTGTTTCTGCATTTATCTTGAAAGTATTTACTCAAGGTATCTCTCAATTATATCAACTAGAAACATCACTAGCTGCAGCTTTTAGTGCATCTGCTGTACTTATCTCTTGTATGTAATCATAATCTACTACTTTCATTAGTCTAACATTCAATTATAAAACAAGTCTGCACTATATAAATGAGTATCTTCTCAACTTAGAACAAATTTGAATTGTATCCATTGGAATCTCATATTGAGTTTTATACTTGTAGCAAAAGGACTTCTCATATTACTTTGAGAAGTTAATCATCAATCCATAGTAAATTCTGTCCGTGAATTTACTCTATCTGTTCTATAATATGCTTTAATAAATCAACCATCAGTAATCTTATATCATAATCTAGTATATAAGCATTGCTTTATCTGAGATAAACTATTTCAATAATATGCCATTGTTTGTATTTCTCAATCAGTAGCAGGATTAGTATTAAATCAGATTTTTGTTCCTGTTGAAGTGAATATATCTTGATAGTTACTAGCTAATGCTCATACCTTTGCTCAAGTATATGTCCACATTCATAATACTTCACTATAATTCTTATTCTTAGCTCAATAAATATATATTCAGTCTGTTCAACCTATATATATCTTATCATCATATACACAAATACTATTTATGTTATCACTAAATTTATCAAATCTCTTGATTATGAAATAATTATATCAGTTCATCATACCTAGTCATTTATTACTTACTAAGTAATGATTACCTTTATATACTACTGACTGATAAAACTTATATCAATCCATAGGGATTCTTTCATTTATTGCTTCTTTACTATTATCCCACAATCAGATTTCATTTCTGTAATAATCTTTCTCTATTACTATTCTTGTATATCATCATAAGAAATCTAAGAGTTTTACTAGACAATTACTTGCTAATGTTATCTGATCTATTGCTGTATTTAGTGCATTATATAATATAACCTTAATTATATTCTTATCTCCTATCACCAATGTTGTAGAAGTTGGTAGTAATGGATGATAAGTATTATCAGTCAAACTACATATTTCTACAGGGTTACTCCAATCAGGATTCTCATAATTATATTGATATAACTTTGTTCTAGTTGATACAAATATTTTATTACCAAAGATACAAGCATCACATACTCTAATATTAAAGTCATGTACTTCTGATATTGATTCATTCTCTGAGTTAAAAGTATATACTTTATCACTAGAGAAGACTGCTCGTATAGTATCTGTTATCTGTAGCATTTTCACAGGTGTTGAAGTTACTGTTGAACTAGCAGTAGCAACTTTTGATTGTGGACATGGATAGATACTTCTCATATCTTCTCTGATTTCTATATTTTTTGAATAATAAAAACTATTCTGAATACCTGTGAATAGATCATCACTTAATCATCAGTTAGCTCATCTAAATATTGGTCATATATTTGTATTATCTGCCATTATTCTCTTTATACTAGTAAATTAAAGCATCTAAATTAGGTCATTCCATTGAATCATAATTTTCTTCAGGATAACTAGTCATATCTGCTAGTTGTCATCTGTCTGTTATGCTTTGTATTGCTTTAAGTTTTTCTGAATCATAGAAATTCCTACAAGCTGTTCTTAATTCTTCAAAATTACTTCACATATTACCATACATCCAATATTTCATTCATTCTATTATGATATAATGCCATCTCTTAGGAATAAATATATCTTCTTCATCATCATCTCGTGTAGAAGTAATCTCATTATATCATAGATAAGGATTATATACAAATCACCATATCATTACTTTTGTGCTTTCCTTAATGTTAGGAACAAAATTTAGATTAGTATTTGTGATAAAGCACACTCTTGGCTCTCAATTACTTTCAAAGTCGTTAGGATTCATTTTGTCAACGAAATGAACTGGTATTTCTCTCCATTTATTTGTCTTAATATCTTTTAGCCAAACTGATTCTATCTTTGATAATGGAAATATGTTTGCTTCTGAATCTATATCTATTTCACTAGTTCAAGCATTTACATCTACTGTTACTGTATCAAATCAGTATCAACTATCTGTAGCTCTTATATCAGCTCAAAAATCTTCTATTACAAAGTTTAAGAAGTTATATGCTTCAGCTTTAGTAACAATATCTTCAGTACATCATGTTTGTCTTCTAGCTAGACTTATTATTTCACTTGGTCTCATTATTTAATAAATAATTATAAATATTTCTTTAACTCATTATTTGCATCATCTATCTTCTTTCTTAATTTCTCTGCTGTATAATGTAATATTCCCTGAAAGTTCTTATCATTAACCATGTGCCACAGTTCACCTAAATGGTCTATTATTACATTACACTTAGCTTTTACTTCATTCAGTCTTTTTATTTCTTCTATATGATCTTCTTTAACTTTAGTATAGACATATAATCGTGGTCAATAACAAGTTATCTTTGCTAATGGATTCTTTATTTCATAGATATTTACATCATCTCAGTTAGGATTCTTTCTTCCTTTATAACTATCTTTTATCTTTCTTTCTCAGTCATTTATTACACATACACTATGTCAATTAGTTTTAGTTCAAAACTCATATCAATCTAATATTCAATCTAGGTAATAGTCTTTAGCATATTCTACAGTAGGACAATAATTAGTATCCATTGTATATCATAAAGCTATTATCTTATCTACCATATCTGAGTATTTACTTACTCTATAATATGCTACTTTATTATCAGGATATTTTTCATTCCACCATTTAGCAACTAAATCTACTGCACTCTTAACATACCATCATTGTCATCTTATTCTTCATTTCTCATAGCTTAGCTCATCTATCTCTTTGATTTCTTTTAAGCTAAATTCATAATTCATTAAATCTGATAGCATTCATACTGCAGCAAAGATAGTACAAGATACTTTACTCCAACTCTGATTTCATTGATTATATTCGTATCTTATTTGGTCTTGTTGATATAATTCAGGTAGAAGATCTATATCTCATTCACATAAGACATAATCTCTATCTTCTTCTCCTAGTCATAGACAACCTGTTGTGTCTAGTTCAAATTTATTATCCATTTTATCCATGTAGTTTCTTTATAAGATTTAAAAGATTTTTCTTTCTCTCTTCTAAGAATCACATTTTATAACATACTTCTTTGTATTCTTTATTTTTCTCCACAATATCAGTACGATATTTCTTATTTTGAAGTCTAACTAATTCTTTAGTTATCTCTTCAAGTTCATTCCTCATTTGTTCTTCTGTCATTTTTGTTATCTTGATAAGTACATAAAGTATCGAAAAGGCATTGTCTACAACTCTTTTTTAGCATTTGTATTCAATTCCTGCATACTCAATTCTCATCTCTATATTCTCTGTTTTCCATTTTTCTTTTTTAATAGTTCTTCTCTATAAAACAAATCATCATCACAATTCAGTATTATCTCTAGTTCTTGCCTTACTCCTGCACTTAATACAGGTTTTACTATGTTGAACACTTTGAGTAGCTGTTCTCTAGGATTCTGTTTATCCTTGAAGAACGCATTTAATGCTCTGTGTTCTCTATCATTCATAAGAACTTTATTTAACTCTATATTAGTATTATACTTCAACCTATTCATTTTACCCATAATATGATGGATACTTTGAGCTTCTTTATCTATAAACTTGTTGAAGCGATATAACTCGTTATTAAGAGTAAAAGTCCTATTGCGAGTATTAAAGTCTTTAATATCCAATTCCGATTCCATTCCATCTTACCTCATAGGAGATAAATTATTTCTGCAATTCAATCTTAATCCATTGAATATCAGTCTGTATTTGTGCTAGTGTTGATTGAATATATGCTATATCCATATCAGCTTGTGCTTTCTCAACAGCTGTAATTCTAGCATTCAAAGAAACCCATGCTCAACCTAGTCAGAACACAAATACTGTAAAGCTAATCCAAGTAGTAGGATTAGACAAATATTCCTTAACTCTGTCCATTATTATCAGATTTATACTCAGTTAAATCAATAAGGGGATCTTTCTTACTTTCTCATACTTTTTGTCAAAAATAAAAAGACACGATAGCAGTAACTACTGTTTCTCGTAGTTTGTTAGGTATCTCTTGTCCTATTCGGTATTGGTATCCTGTAAAGATACACAAGCATAGCATTACAATAAAGAACACCAACTTAGTTACTGATATTTTAGTTCGTATCTCTTTCATTTTATGTTGCTTAGTAATTAAAACATTACCCTTATATTTGTCTGTGAGCTTTTACACCCACAGACTATATAAGAAGAATGAGAGCAATTAAGCAGCAACTTTAACTTCAATACATCTCTTAGCTCATTCAGTGAATGTTTTAATTCCGTACAAAGTCCAAGCAAGATAGTTGTATCCTGTTTTCTTTGGTTCTTTGTTCTTTTGAATTTCAACATCTTTTTGGATAACCATATCAGTACATCCATATTGACCTGCCCAACAGTGAGCGATTTCTCCACCAAGTGTTACACCTGATTGAGCATAAGTTACATGACCTGAAGTTACAATCTTAACATCTGAACCATCAGCTACAGCAGAAGCATTAACTCCGATAAGTTTAGCTCTATCAGCAGCAGAGAAGTCTACATAATCTCAAGCAGTTGCCATTTTACCGTTAATCATTCCGATTAATGCAGCAGCAGTTGGTTTACATTCTCAAGCATTAGCAGGTGCAGCTTTGAAAGTGATAGTTACTCCATTGATAGTAAGTGTATCATCTGCAGCTAATGAACTAGCAGTAACTGTATTAGAGTGAGCTACATTATTAGATACGAATAAGTTGAAGTTACCCCATGTTCCTAAGTATCCAACTCCTTTAAGTGTTCCTCTTAATGCAGCATCAGCTTGATTAAATCAGTTTACTAAGTTAGTCTGTTGAATAGCTGCTTTAACATCAGGAGTAATTACGAAGAACCAAGCTTTAGTATCTTCAATATCATTAGCATTCATTTTAGCTTCAGTTTTAGTGAAAACTTGGAAAGCATTTGATACAGATACTGTAATAGGATTACCATCTGTTCCTCCAAAATCTCCATCAGATACATTAAATTCAGCATTCAATACTTCTTTTAAGAAGTTTCCATCAATATCTTTCTTAAGTGCATAAGTCATTCTATCAATGTATTTATTTGCTGCATCGTATTTGTTTTGTTTAACATCTATAGCATCAATATATACAGTTGCTTCTTTTGACTTATTTACAACTAGATATTCATCAGTAGCTGATACATCTTGTACAGTTACATCAACACCTTTAGTGTAGTCATTAACTACTACATCTGAGTAGTATGGTCTATGTACCATATCTCAATCTCTTAGAAGAGCTGATTCTTCCATGTTTGCTATTTCTCTAGCAATTAACTTTCTTTTCAAAAGTCTTTGAGTTCTTGCACTCCAGTATTCAGGAGTAAAAGCAGATAAATTGTTTGCCATTTTTTAATAAATTGTAATCTAAAAAAGTCTAAGTTAAATTATTGGATTACTTTAAGTATCATGAACTCAACCTTTCATTCTTTGCTTGTGCATCACTCCATGCTAAGAAATCATCATCAGACATCTCATTAAAATCTGAAATCTCTTTTGGTGTCTTAACTGAAGTATCAACCTTAGCAACTCCTGTTAGACTTGCTCATGATTGCGATTTATTCCTATATTGTTCATCCAAAAGCAATGTAGGATCGTTTTGTGCTGCATATAATTGAAATGCCTCACTATAAGATAAGTCCTTTTCAGTCATTATCTTTTCTATACCCTCTTCATGTCATTTAGCCATAGGGTACTTTTCTAAGAAAGCATCCTTTTCTTTTTGAGCTTCTTTTGCTAACTCTTGGCTAGCGATACTTTCTTCTAATTCTTTTACTCTAGCCTCTAACTCAGCATTGTCCTTAATCTTAGCTTTTAGTTCTTCGACTTCGGCTCTTGCTTCATTCCTTTGTTTAAGAAGTTTTACTACACTAGATTGTTTTTCTGTTGTAGTATCAGCTTCAGGTTTAGTTTCAGATTTAGTTTCAACCTTAGTTTCTACTTTTTCTTCAGCTTTTTCTTCCACCTTTACTTCTTCAGCAGGTTGTTCTGCTGCTTGAGTTTCTTCAGCATTAGAATCGTCATTCTTAGCTTCTAACTCATCGATAGTTCAATCCAATTCTGCTTGGATTAGTTCATCTTGTGTTACCATAATTGTAATACATTAAAGTATAAAATATGCCTTATACTAGGGCGAAGAGATTACAATTATATGTCGCTAGGTGAACAAAAACTCAAAACCACCTAGCCTCATATAATATCTTCGACTCGTATAACTATTAAAGACCAACAACTTAAAGTCATTCAGACTCTAAGCTAGATAGAGCATCTATCTGCTCTTGTACTTCAGCTTCATCCATTGCTTGAACTTGCTGTTCTTTTACCTTTTCTGCTTCAGCTATTGTCACAGGTAGAGCTTCCAACCATTCAATCCAATAATTCTCTGTCCTATATTTATCTTCTTCTGTATAGCAGTCATCTTTGCATATATTCTCTATCTTAAATTCTCTTGTTTTTCATAAGAGTACATTAATTCTACCATCAATATTCTTTTGGATTCAGTCTAGGATTGCTTCCTTTATCTCTTTATCCTTAATATTGATTCATTCTTTTAGCTTTCATAAGAACTTGATCTCATGTCTTAGAAAGTCTGCTAGTGAAATACCTTTTATTTTTGTCCCACCCTCTAAAAGAATTTTGTTCTGCTCTACTTGTTTATCTCTTAGAGCTTGAATGTGATTTTGCCATTCATTAGATGGTCTAAATCACTCTAGTTTAGCAATTAAATCTCCCATTCTTTTTATTATTAGCATATAAAACTACTTTTTCTTCTTAAAGAATGATTTTACACTCTTTTTTTCTTCTTTCTTAACATTTTCCTTACTCTCAACTTTTTCTTCCTTTATTTCATTTTTCACAACGGTAGTAATTGGTGTCCCATTCCATAATTCTACCTTTAATTGATTTTTAATAGCCATTGTATTCTATTAACATATAAAGATTATTTCTTTTTCTTACTTAATACTCATGAAGATAAGTTGTGCTTTGCTGTCCTCTTTGAAGTATTTGCTAATCTTCATTCATTTCAATAATCCATATTCCTTGTCATTTTACCTCATACTTTGAAATAATTATCAATAGCCTTGTTCATTCATTTTAAACTAGATTGAGCTTTTTTCTGAGCTATCTTTGATGAAACAGGCTTCTTGTCAGAGTCTATACTATAATATTTAGACCTATCTGAAACATACTTCTTTGCTGCTGCTGATGCTTTATTGTAAGCATGAGCTGCAACAGCATTATCAATTCATTTTTTAACTTTGCTAGCATTACTAGCTACCTTATCAGCTACTTTTATAGCTGCTTTTGCGATTTTTCTTACTACCATTCTTAATTGGTTAAATATTAAAAGATTAAATAATTGAGCTAGCAGTAGCACTTCATTGTCAAGGTATTAAATCTTGCCTTGAAGTGATTTTCTTATCAGCTCATTGCATAGCTTGACTCATTGCTATATTACTAGATGAGTTAGCCATCTCTGTAAATGCAGGATTTACTGAACTTTGGAGAGGTAGATTTATCATTGCTCTCCTTAGAGCTTGTAAAACTACATCTTTTGCTTTATTATTCTCAGCTTTTTGGAGATATACCCAAAAAGTTCTAAGATATTCTTTAGGATAACTGAATATTGAGTGTGGTACTTCTCACATATTTACCATCTCTACAAATCCTAATGCCACTGTTTCATCATTCTCTAATGGAACTAGTACATTTATCTCATTAGGTGTCTTTCAGTTACATCTAAAACACATTCTTTGTGCTATTCTCTTACTTACATCAGGAACAGATGGATTATTTAATACCATTCAGAGATATTTATCTCGGAATATCTGCTCTTTTTCGTTCTTTGATTGTAAATCTGCTTTAGTTCAAAGAATGATGTGTGGTATTTGCTTAGTAAAGAAGTCATCTTTACCTAATTCAAATGATTTTATTTCAAAGTTACTTACTAGAACTACACTTTTTTTATCTACACTACTAAAGTTCTCTTGATAACCTTTCCACCATTCAAATCGGAATCTCTTATCTCCCCAAGCATTGATTTTATTATTTAATAGTCAGATAATGTTACTATTTGCTTGTGCTATTTGAGATTCTGTAGCAGTAGTTCTTCATCCACTAACGATACCTTGTTGTAATGTGTCTATATTAGTGTCTAACATAGCCTCATTATCTAAGGCTTGTATCATATTGATACTATCAGCTTTAATCTGACTTCTAGGGATTTCCATTCCTACATTCTGAAGATTCTCTACTGTATCTACAAAGATATTTCTTCAGTTTGTTGTAGGTTTTAATATATCATCTTTATTCTTGATTAGTCTTGAGTTCCAAATGAAATCACCTCATAATGCTTCTTTCTTCGCTTTTATGATATTTAGGTTAAACAAGATTGTCTTTGCTATCTGTTTATCATCTAGTTTATCACAAATACTTTCTCCAAATGGATCATTTCTTCTTGGTTTTCGGTAGTTAAGTATGATAGGGAACTCTATCATATTAGGATTTTTCTTTTCTTCATCTAAGATAGGCTTTAATTCCTTTACTCTTAGCACTGTTCTCCTAGCATTAGTAAGAGTAATTATGTATTTCTTACCATTAAAGTTAGTAAAGTGATGATATACATCTAAAGAGAAGTTAGTTTTTAAGTCATCACATGAACTAGGCATTACATAATTATATGCAGCTGCATAAGCTACCCAGTTTTGTTGATTTTCAGGAGAAAAATAGCTACCTACAACCTTATCTAGTTGTTCTCTATCGTAGCTTTCATCTGCCATTAAGTCCATTATTGAAGTAGTGAACTCAAATCAGTGAAATCTATATCATGAACCATCAAAGTTACCTAACTGAGATGGTATTGGATCAGGTATCCATGATAAAGGGTTGATAACTAAGAATTTAGGCATCTTTCTTACATCATCCCAACCGTATCTATACCTTATTCATACTCAGAAAAAGTATCTATCTTGTTCTTTTTGATAGTATAATTGTTGATAATCTTGTTCGTTATTATCAAATTCAGCCATATAATTAAGATTATCTGCTTTATCTGCAGATACCCATCAATCAGCTGAAGCAAAATTTACTGTTAATCAATCTGTATATGAACTAGCTATCAAAGTATCTGTAGCATTAGCTATCATATTGATATTGATTTTGTTTATATCTTTTGATTGTTTATTCCACCTGATAACTCTATCTCTATATTGATTCCTTTTATTTACAACATAGTTAAAACCCTCTTGATATTCTCTATCAATCTGAGTTAGGAGTTTATCTAAGTCTTCTTGGTTTAATATTTCATTTATTTTCATATAGAAAAGGGGGAATATAAACTTTATTTCCCCCATAATATGATATTATATTCGATAATTCAATTAAGCTCTTGCTTTACAATATTGACATTAGCATTTTTAATAGAGAATACTATCTCGATCTACTTCGTATGTTCATGTAAAGGTGTTCTCATCTTGTTCTAGTTGTTCTACTAGGAATATCATTCTGAACATGATAGCATCTGCAAAGTCAGGACTACGATTTATTCTCCTTTTTAACTCTTTCTTATCTTCTATTTTCACTTTACCATCAGTATCTATTCCTGTTATAAAGATATTCTCTAGTTCTTCTGATAATTTATCTCTTATTACTCAGTCTGCATATACTCTAATCAGTCTTTTCTCCATCATTTCTTTGAGTTTGAAGTAACATTGAGCTTTAAGATTAGCATAATTCCTTATAACATATCATTTTTTTTCTGATTCTAGCTTGTATGGACTTGAATTGTTTACAAAGTTAGTACAACCTCTTAATAAGTCTGCTAATCAACCTCATACTCAGTCTGAATCTACTACTATATTTCTTCTACTAACATAATACATCTGCTCTAAGTCTTTTACTCTATCTGCTATCTCAGGTATAGTATTTCTTTCATACTGAATTATCTTTATACATTCTAATCATTTTCGAATACATATAACTGTTTTATCATCTCCTAACCTTGCTACATCTATACTTATATATGTTACATCAGATTTCTCTACATAGGTTTCAAATAAATCTTCTATCTCATCATGTCTAAATAGCTTTCCTGCTTCTCAACTCCAATCAAAGTTTCAATATAGCAATCTTTGCTTAGTAATTTCATCTGTTGTACTCTTTAATTGTTCTATATATGCAGGATCTACAAACTCATTATCTGTAGCTAAACTAGGAATAAAGGCTCTATCTTCTGGTAGTGTTCAAGATTTATAAGGAGTATAAAACTTTCTCTTTACCCATCATTGATCAGGGTTAAATGTACATAATAGTTTAGGTGTTAGATTATATTCTTTGTTCTTTTGTCTAGCAATACGAGTATTTAGGATAGTAAAGGCTTGTTCATCTATCTCATTTGCTTCATCTATAAATCATCATGTTAATTCTAGTGAACCAAATCTTGTAAATAATGGATCTGCAGGTTGTGTTGCACAATCTAATAAAAGTATCTCACTTCAGTTTTCAAATCTGATAATATTATACTTTTTATCTAATCTTCACATAAACTTAGCAGGTATATTATATGTCTGTCACATCTTATAATAAGTGTTTACTGTAGTCTTCATAAGGTTAGATAATTCTCTACGACCTATAAACCACCTTGTTCAACGATACCTTTGTGCCATATACCATAGCCACATTACTCCTATAAAGGATTTACCACCTCATGCTCATCCTCAGTATCCTATATGCTTAGTCTTTTTGTCAGTCAGCACCTCTCGTGCTTCAGCTTGTTTCTCAGTCATCTCAAAGTTCGGATTGAATGTCTTTCACATCGTTTTCTTCTCAATCATTAGAATCTAAAATCTCAACCTGATTATCCATGTCTATTATCTCAGGTTGTTTGTGTTTAATAGTGATAGTAACCTCTCATATTCCTTGAAATTCTGTACTTTCTTCTTTCTCTTTACCTATTCACATTCTGTTTAATCTATCTACTATCGCTGCATTCCTTACTGCTGCAGGTGTTTTCTCATTTCTGATTAAATCCATCTGTATATCTAAGCACTCAGCTGCATCTGTCATAATCTTCTCTTGTAGATACTGCTTTATCTTTTCCTTTCTTTTCATATACATTCAGTTTGGTCTATCACTATCTAATCGTTCTTCAGGATTAGCTAATGTTCATTTAGATGCTCTATATGCTGCACTAGCATTATGAGATTCTAAATATTCATCAACAAATGCCTTTTCTTTATAAGTCAGTTTTTTCTTCATTGCTATTTTATCAGGTCAAACATATTTACCACTTCAGGCTTCTCCTGTTCTCTCTACTTTACCTATCACTATCAAATCTTTACTAGGTCATGCAGGTCTTCCTCTACTTTTATTTACTTGCTGTTTAGTGCTATCTACTTGTTTAGTGCTGTCTTCCATTTACTTTTCTTACTATCTAAAGTGTTTTCTGATAAGTCTTTACTCTTATATTTCTCCATTTCTTCTAGGATTCTCTCGTTACTCCATCAGAGAAATGGCTTTTTATGAGTGAGTAAAAAATACTGTTCTTTAATCTTATCTCTTTCTGCATCCTTTACTTCCTTATTATACCTTTCGTTTATCTCGTTATCTAAATTATGTAGAAATTCTAAGATGTCCCATGTTGGCATATACTCATACATCTGTACATGAGTTCTGTAATCTGATACTAGTTTGAGTAACTTTGCTGCTTTTTCTGAGTTTTCTTGCCTCTCTATTCAGGCGTGATTGTTGGTGTTGCTTTTGTCTAATAACTCCATTTTTTTTAAGTTAAAAATAAAAGTAAGCAGTTCTTAATTCTGCTTGTATTCTTCTCGTATCTTTCTTCGTTTTTTTGATGGACTATAAAAATCTTTTCATTTCCATCTTAATTCGTTCTCCTCTATAAGTGATTCTATGTATTTCTCTATATCTTTATCTGTTGGTTTGATGTTTTTAGTCCCTAAAACCCAGTTCCCATCGTAGTCGTTTTTAAAATAAGACTCCTTTGTTAGTCTGAGCTGAGTATTTGTTCACTTTCAATATTTTATGTCTAAATTTTCATCATATTTTGCATTAACTCTATCTGAGGCTAGCTTATCTCATCTAGGTCAGGTTGTAAAATTACATCAATGACATTGAGCATTGATATTTGTTACACATAAACAAATATTTTTGATTCTCCTACTCCATCTATGTCATCATGCTAACTCCTTTCGTGTCTTAAATTTATCACAACTAATACATATTCAGTTCCCTGATATATCTGTATCCCTTAACTTTGCATTTTCTTGCATTAGTTCCATAGCAAATTCCACTAGATTCAGTGTTTTCTTCTTCTTTTTATAGACTTTCTCAGGTTTTCACTCTAATTTTCTTATCTCATTCTTACATTTACGATCATATTCCTTTATCTTCTTGTTCTTATAACTCTCTATCTTCCTAGTCCACTTAGCTATCTCCTTATCTGTTATAGCTTTCTGCTTTCTATATATCTCTTTCATCTTGTTTCAGAGCTTTACCTTGCATGAGTAATCTAACTCTTGAACTAGTTTTCTGTATTTTCTCTCAATTTCTTCTTTTGTTTTCATTTATAAAAAAACTCGCAGTATAAAAAACTACGAGATAGTGACTATATCATTTGGATATATTTTCTTTGGAGTATTATTTTTCTATATATTTCCCTTTACATTTCAAATGTTTTTTATAATAAGGAGATAATTTAGATATTACACTAGATAAGATGTGACTATTAGTAATCATTACTATCCTAACTATTGCTAATACTGTTATGCTTGGTATTTTGTTGGGTGGATTAGAAAATTTTTCTAAAGATGTATGAAAATATAAAGACAGCATTGAAGATGTGCTTTATGATATTAAGAATAAACTAGATAAATAAATCCTTTAATTTCTACTAGTTAAAAATGCTGAAACTAATACTTATTATTCTAGGTGTTCTAACATTTTTCTATATTTTCTCTGAATTAGCAGAATTAGAACATGAACTTAAACTACGATTGTCTGAACATAAGTGAGCAGAAACTACACTAGTGCTACTTATCCTTTTTTGACCTTGTTTTATATTTGCTTTAATTGATAATCGAGATAAACTAGTTCTTCTCATTATCTGAGATTAACTCTTATCGTTATCAGAGATTAGTTCTAAGATATACATTATCTCATCATCATCTGTAGGATTTTCCTCAAACTTATATTTCTTATATACCTCTGCTATTGCTCATTCTCGGTCATATTGTCATGAATGGCTATCAAAAAAGTCTTTTATTACAGCCTGTATAAACTTATTCCTCCTTTGTAACATATCCATGAGATATTTTAAATTATCTATATCTAAGAGTCAGTTTTCTTTTTTGTCAGATTTTTGTTCTGATTTCTGTTCTGATTTTTCTTTTAATTCCTTGTTTTCTTTCCTTAATTTCTCTACTTCTTTCTGTAAATCATACACTACTTTATCTATATCTACTTCATTACTGCTTGCTACACTCTTTATATCTTCATTATAATCTACTATTGTATATCAACCGTTCTCCTTGATTATCTTCCCTTTCTTAATATTCCTACTTATAAAACTCCTGTCATTAGGATTCTTTCAAAAGTATTCACTTACTTCCCTCTGTGTTCTAAATCGTGTCATTCCTTATTCATTACTATATAAATATTACACTGTAGCATACTGTAGCACACTGCTACACTAATGCTACACTAATGCTACATATTTGCTACACTTTTTCAAATGCTTTTGCTACACTTTTGCTACAGTTATATGCTACAGTTATGCTACACTTTCCTAAATTTGTGAGGTGCGCGCGGGGGGATATTACTCTAAATTTATGCGATTCGAATGGGATAATACCCCTCCTCCCTGAACCAAACTGAACCATAAAAGTAAGCCAAAACGTAGTCCTGAACTGAACTCTCTGAATTTTTTTATGTTGGGGGCTTTTACTTTTTGGCTTTTATTTTTGATTATACTAATTTTGATATATCAGTTCTAAACTGTGATTATTCTTTTACTTTGCACAATACATATTGTGCAATACAGTCTTTATTTATAAAAATTCAATTCAGAAAAAGGATTTATCTTATCATAACTAATATTTAGTATATGATTATTCAATAAATAAACTAAATAAAGATAAATAATATTATGATATAGTTTTATAAATTATATTATTCTAATATATATA